CGTTAATTACTTGTCCTGCCATTTGTCTTTATGTTGAATGTAAGGTTTTGAATGAACGTATCTTCTATGTAATCTTCATCTGCATTTGTCATTCTAATATCGTGTATGTTAATACCAGAATAGTTACCCTTCTTACCTTGTAAGGCATCTTTAACCAAGTCAGCAATTTCTATAGATTCATTGTACTTATCAGAAGCTATAACCACTTCCACATAAGTATTTTCACTATATATAAACCTATCCTTACTATCAGATGGTTCTATACCTGTTCTTCTATAAACAATGAATGGAAATGTAGTACCTGTATCAGCTATTAAAGGGTAAATTTTATGTTCTACACTATCTATAATCTTTGCATCATTACTAAGGATATTATAGATAGCTTTACCTACTTGTAAACTCATCGTCTGTTCCTATTAGCTATTCTCTGAATTGACTGGCTTATAAGGTTATCCATATTATCAAAGATTTCCCTTTCCTTATTGGCTTTAGCTGTTCTAAAGAAATGTGCTGCATTAATACTACCTCTATTGGCTGCTGCTCTCTGCCTTCTAATAGGATTCCGACCTCTAACAGATGCAGTATTACTACCAGTGGTTCTTCTAACTCTAGTACCCATTTCAAAGAACTTTAATCTAAAGTCACCCATAATATGTACCTTAGCTTTTTCTCCGTTTCTATCAGCATTAGCTTTGATTCCACTTATTAAGGTCTTACCATTCCACCAGTTTCTACTAGAAGCTGCCCTGCCTAAAGTCTGCCTTAGCTGTCTTTTAGTTTCACCGACTAAGATACCAGCACCCTTTCTTAAAGCACTTCTATAGACCTGCCTTTGCTGCCTACTAGTCAAATCCGCAAACATAGAAACTACCTGTCTGGCATCTACTTCTATGTTATTCATTTATCAATTCAGTTACTATAGTGGTTGATTGCTTATATAATTCTGGATTTATGCTAAGAATCCTGTACTTCTTTCCATTCCAAAGGATTCTCATATTCTCATTTACCTTATGATAATATCTAACAGTAAAGGTTACAGTATAAGAATGAACTATTTCATTATTCTGATTCTGTCTATTACCACTGTTATAAGTAACATTAGACCTAGTGCTAATAACATCTCTCCAATCAATAGAATTAGCACCATAGCCATCTTTAATAGCTACAGGTTCTTGTATGGTAATAGGATAATGTAATGTTCCTGCTCTCATTTAATTGTGTATTTACGGTAAAGTCCTATCAGATATTCATAACTATAGGGAATCTTAACAACTGTACCATAACTAACAGGTTCTCTATTTGCATAAAGATTACCTATCATTAGTAACATAGCGTGAATTATAGCAGGTGGTAAAGTACCACCTACTTCTAATTCATCTAAAGCTATGTCTAAATGTTTAGATACTGAATCCTCTGCTACAGCTATTAAGTCCAGAATGTACATATCATCTGCCCTAAAATCCTCATCTACTAGCAGGTGTTTCTTTGCTTGTTCTAAAGTTATATACATAGCTTACTACTTATTAAATAGACTATAATTAGGCTTTTAAAACCTTCTTCACAAAAGCATCTGCCCTTCTAGGCTTAGCATCAAAGTAAGCATTGATAACAAGTCTTACTTTACCGTTAGCAGCCTGTGTATATGGGTCTACTGTTAAATCAATTCCACCCCATTGACCGATAACCAAATCAGCGAAGTTACCATAAACAATACCCTTACCTGCAACAGCAGAAGTACAAAGAACTGGATAACCGTTTACCTCATTACCTTCCATCAGATACTTACCAGTATCAGTACCCTTGTCAGTAGTCTTTAAATCAGCCTTAGCAGAAGGTGAAACAATAAACTTAATATTACCTCTTACATTCTTAGCTTCCAAATCAGCTTCCATCTTAACAATATCTTTGTAAGTCACATTAGCTGCATCAGCAGTAACACCATTAAGTATACCAGCAGGTTTCTTTGCATCACCAGCTTCACTACCCAAAATAGTAGCTTCAAGTTTATTAGCAATAGCTGAAACAATATCTCTCTTTAGCATTTCCTCAGCAGAATTAGAGTCTTGAATTAAGAATTGCTTAGATACGTCGATATAAGCAGTAAGTCTTTTAGGTTCTAGGTTTACTTCTGAGAATGTACCACCGCCATTAGAAGCAGCATCTACTTCACCTGCCCAACCTACATTTGAACCAGAATAAACAGGAATAGATACATTACCTACTAAACCAGTCATATAAGAAGCACCAGCCTGTGCTAATACTAGACTTGCTCTCAATGGCTCTAGAATACCTAACTTATCTTCTGCTACATTCTCCTGTCCTGCTGTAGCTACAGTAGCTTTAATGTCAGCTCTTTCCTCAATAGGAAGTACAATCTGTCCGCTATAAGACTGACCAGCCTTTCTCATTTCAGAGATACCAGCAGTTACTACTTCTTGTGCTCTCTCGTCTAATTGTCTGTTATTGGCTACATCATTGATAGCCTTTAAAAGTGAAAACTTTTCCTTCATAGTATTAGTTGTATGTGTTGTTTGTTTAAGGTTATCTTCTTCAATCTTTCTAATCTGAATATCTATATCTGCCACTTCCTTAGTAAGTGTATCAAATTCTACCTGCTCTCCTGCATTTAGCTTTCTTACTTCCTTCTCAGCACCAGATATAATTTCCTCTGCTCTCTTTTTCAGCAGTTCTTTTTTGTCTAGTAGTTCCAGTGTGTTCATTTAAGCCACCTTGTTTCTAAGTCCAGCGAAATAATCTTTTAAATCCTCGCTCTCTAAATCCTGCATCTTTCTTAATGCTACAGATGTATCTGGATATGCTTCTTTATATACAGGTGATACATCGAATAATTCTTTGAAGCTATTGATAGTTCTTAAATAGCTACCATCTTCCTTCTTAGTCCAAGTATCTTTACCGATAGTAAAGGCAAATGAAGAAGTACTAATATCACCTCTTCTAAGACCTTCTAACAGTTCATCACCTAGAGCTGTGTTAGGTGCTTCAAACCTGTATTTAAGTCCAGTTTCATCTATAGTTAATTCTAGGCTTCCAGTACCATATTTAGACCTGGCTAATATACCTCTATCCTCATTGTGATTAAGTAAACATAGTATATCAGACTTTTCTAATATACCTGCTAAGGCTGAAGGCTCTATTACTTCAGTAAAGCCACCTAAATCCCTAGACTGCTTACCGAATACTAAAGCATACCCTTCTACAGTCCTAGAATCCATCTTTACAATTTCATTACAGTTTCTTAGTTCTCTCATTGTGTTGTTATTATTCTAATAGAATCCAACCTGTATTATCTATTTGATACTGTAATGCTGCTACTTGCTCTTTAAGCAGTCTGTTCTGTTCCTCTAAAGATGTAACATATTGTCTTAGTGTGGAATCATCATAGTTACTAAGACTAGCTAGTTTTTCTTTCTCTGGTGTTGTATAGTCATTAGTAGATAACTGTTTGCCTTCCACTTTATCTACTTTAATATTGACAGCTTCTCTAATATCTGAATCATCATAAACAGTATCAGTAAACTTAGCATTAGCAGGTACATCACATTCTACTGTATGTCCGTTTACAGTATCGGCATTACCACCATCAGCAGGAACTTTAGTAGGAATACTATCCTTTACCTTCTTTAGTTCATCCTGTAAATCGGTCTGCTTAGTAATATCACCTTCTATAGTACCCCATACAGCATTAACTGTACTACCAATCTTGGCACTGATTCTATCCAGTTCTAATACTCCTTCTTTAGTTGCTCTCTGTAGTTCCATTACTTCAAATAATAATTAGTCTGCCCTTTAACTACCTCATCATAATAAGCATCATTAAACATAGCATTAGGACTTTTAAAGCTGTAGCTGTAATAGATTAGTCCAGATTGTAGCTTATCTAGGTCAGATGAATTAATAACCGCCTTATCTATTCTATCTTCTTCTACTATACCAGTCAAATCACCACCTTTAAAACTACATTCTATAAACTCTGCTGGGTTTGTGGTGTAAAGTCTAAGTATAAATTCAGAAGTGTTTCTTACCCTAAATGGAATACCGTCCTTATCTTCCAACTTAATATTGAATACTAAGTCAGTTCCCTTGTAAATTGTCTGTATCATTGATTATATTGTTATTAGATGGAATGTTATTAGCAGCATTTTTAATCTCCATCAGATTCACTTGTACGAAATGGGAATCTCCACCATCTACAGCAGGTAAATCCAACTGCTTTCTAATCTCATTGGCACTAACCACACCGATATTAAACAGTGTATTGTAGTAGTTTGCTAAAGATTGTTTGTCTGCTCTTAGTAATACAGAAGTATCAAATCTTACATCTATTCTACTCCTTTCAGAAGGCTTATACAACTTCCTTTCAAACTCTAATTCTATCTTCTCTAGTAATGGTGATAATGTATCAGTAAGAAAAGCCAGCTGGGTAGCCTCAACAGTACTATAACTGCTCTTGGATAAGTCAAATGCTTTTACAGGTGATACCCCGAAGAACCTACAAATATCAATTACATTAAACTGTCTGGTTTCTAATAGTTGTGCATCAGCAGGATTCACTGTAATAGGCTGGAAGTCCATATTACCTTCTAATACAGCTACTCCATTAGGTGTACCAGTAGTAGGACTAAAAGCAGTCTGCCAGCTAGTTTTTAAGTCTGCCTTCTGCTTACCAGTTAAAGTAGACTGTACTTTAAGAATACCAGCCAAATTAGCACCACCTTTAAAGAATCCTTGTGCGTGTGATTCGGAATCTGTAGCCAGTCCTAAAGTCTGTCTGGCGTGTTGTAAAGTACTAATTCCAGTAATACCATCATAACTAAAGTTCAGTATATGAATCATATTGCAAGGCTCTACAAGTCCTTTAATACCTACAACACTATATCTAATTCCGTCCTTCTGTTCAGTAATAGTAACATAATCTGGCTGTAAATAATGAAGTGCTACTGCATCTCCTTTAGCATCTCTTTCTATGTAAGCATATCCATTACCTTTAAGTAGTGTACTTACTATCAAAGTCTTTATGAAAGTAAACCTACTCATCTTATTGTTCGGCTCTTTGTTCAGTAAGTAGTAAGTAGGATGCTTAATAAACTTTTCTTTATAACCAGAATCAGTAATATAATATGGCTCTAATGGAAGCTGTGCTACTGCATCACTAATAACATCTACACATCTGTAGACTGTAGATAATAGCATAGCCTTATTAGTGGTATAACCGCCATTCATATTATACATCAATGAATCACAGAATAACCCTCTGGTTTCCTGTTCTGGTTCTTTCTTTTTAAACCAATTAGTAAAAAGTCCCATTAAATAGTCAGTATTTCATTTGTGTAATGTGGTGTTCTCAGATACATACCTAAAGCCTGTATCATTGCTATAGTTCC